GCAAAGTCATTATCATCTAATCCATTAGATTTTTTAGCTATTAAAGATTGACTATAATGGGTTCCGTCAAATGATGATGAAGGGTGACCTGTTGTTTTAAATCTAAACCCAATTCCATCTGGTACTATAAACGCTCCTGGTTCATCTATGTAATTTCTTTTTAATGGTAACCAAGGTATTAATACAGAAGAACTAGCATTATAAGAATCTGCTACTGGTTTATATGCGTAACTATACCTTTGCTTCCATAAATCATAATCATCTGTTTGGTCTTTATTTTTACCCCCAAATTCATTTATTCTTAATATTGTACTAGGAACACCCCATATATTAATTAATTGTCTTAATCCTGCTACTGTACCTTTTTTCTTAACAAGATAAGCCATGTTATGATAAAGGCGTTTAAATATTTCATTACTTACTTTATCAATTGGATAAGGGAAACCTGATGTTTCTACTGTGTCTGTAAATCCAGGTACTGAGTAATCATAATTCCAATAATTAGATATTTGACCATTATTAATAGCAATATATTGGGTAATTAATTCACTTCCTGTTGGGGGAACAAATGATCCATTGTCCTCACCTACTAATCCTATAAAATTATCTTGGTTATTATAATTATTTCCAAATCCTGTATATCCTAAAGATGTGATTACATCATCAGCTAGTGATAAAGGAACACCTTTATCTAATTCGTTTGTTGTATTTAATTTTTCAGTTACTGCCTTTGTATATAACCATAACTCATCAAATGATTGACCAGTCATATTTACAAAGGATAAATAATTATCATTATCACTATTTTCTTTTATAAAATCAGGTACAGTATAATATAACCAATTTTGATTACTACCATCATATAAAGAAGATGAAAGTATAGCTCCACCATAGTATTGACTATCTTCAACATCACTACCTAACCAGGTTAATGCCGCAACTGAACTTGTTGATAATAAACTTAAAGGAAAAACTGATCCTGATTTTGGATAAGTACCTGACCCTGTATTATAATATTGGAAATATTCAAAACCATCAAAATTAGATATTTCATCTTCAATTCTAGTATATAAAGAAGCTATACTTGATGATATTTGAGTTACTCCAGAATTTGAAGATGTTATAGAACTTAAGGTAGATATATCAGCTTCATATGATTGAATATTACTTACTTTTTCATAAAAATTATTTACTCTTGATTTTGCTGATGAAAAATTTACAAATTCATTAAATGATGAAGTTGAATAGTTTGGTGTTAAGGTAATACCTTTTTGATTTAACCTATTTAATAATTGATCCCTTGAACCTGATGATTTTGTGCCTAATAATTCATCTTTATTTTTATACGTAGTTGAATTATTTACAAAATCTTTTATTTTAAGATTAGTATTTGGGCCTTTTAAAAATTTTAAGTTATCTAAATTTCCTAAATCTTCTATATAATTAACTTCAAATGCTTTAGTTTCTGCAGTTTTAGTAGCTACATACAGCTCATCTAGTAATTGATATTGTGCAGGTAAAGAATCATATAATTTTATTAGAATAGAATATTGTTGATCTTCACTATCTGCCTGTGGTACTGATAATTGAGTATTAACACCTATATGATATTCGTTTTGACCAAATGCAATATAAAATTCATCAAAAAAATCAGCTTGATTTAAAGTCCTTGATAAAGATAAATAACCACTTTGGATCTGGTTATTTGTTAAAAAGTTTGTTTTTAATCTTATTTCTGTTCTATCTGATGATATTTCTGATAAATAAAAAGGATTATCAATAGAAGAACTTAATTCTAAATTTATAAAATTATAGACCCCATATAATTTACCACTTGTATATCCTGCATTATAAACATCCTCTTCAGGAGTTAAGGAAATAATATCAGTTGTTAATTGAAACTCTGTAGTATTATTTCTTTCTGATACGTTATCGTTATTTCTATTATATAGGTTAGTATTTGTTGTTTGTTGTGTTGATTTACCTGCTGGTGAAGCCCCTGGTGTATTATTAGCTGTTATAGCATATTCTGAAAAATTATAATCAGAATATTGAATATTTTTATTAGCATCATAAACATAAAACTCTATATTATTTAAATCTTGAGTAAATGAACCAGAAAATTGCTCCATAGGAATTACCGTTTGATTTTGTAATTCAAATCCATCAGTAAATAATGTTGATGGGCTAACTTGTGCTATAGATGATGAGATTGATATCATATTTAATAAACTAAATTTCCTGGGTTAATATTACTTCCTGGTCTACCTGGAACTGGAGGTCCTCCTGGATTTTCGTTTTGTAAAGAGGCATCTATAAGTTGATTATTACCTCCTGAATTGCCTCCGCCTCCACCTGATCCTATTCCACCTGTTCCTGTATTTGGTGGAGGTGGTGGTGGATTATCTGAACTTGAATTTGACTGTTCAGCTCCTAAATTTGCTTCTTGTTGTAATAATTCTTCTAAACTACCAGCTTCGCCAGTTTGTCTGATTGCTTGATCTAGTGTAGCTTTTACACCTAATAATTCTCCTATGTCTAATTGTAATTGCAAATTTTCTTCTCTTAAATCAGCTATTTCTTCTAATAGAGCATCAATTTGTTCTTGATTTTCTATAAAACCAGTATATGCGGTACTTTCAACTACTAAATATTCATGTGAATTAGTAGGCCCATATTTAGGTATTTGAAAAAATAGGTTTTGGTATATATTAAAAAAATCATTTACGGTAGCCAAGTTCGAATCAAAGAAACTTAAATCTTTTGGAGCTTGATCTAATTGTGTAAAGCTAGTATTAATAGTATTGTTGAAAGCTACTTTATTAAAGACTTCTCTATTTAATATTATTTGCTCAGCATTAGTTTGAGGTGCTGTAATATTATTAGCTGGAGGTGTCATACCTGTTTGAGTAAGTTTAGCAGTATCAAAGTCGTAATTCTTTACGGGTTTGCTTTTAGATGTACTCTTAGAAGGAGATGTAGAATTTCCGTATGCCATTATCCATTTATTACTTTAAACATTATATCTTCATCATATATTTGTGTAGTACCATCTAATTTTGTT